CGAAATTATTTTCTATGTATATAGTACAAAAACTCTCACAATGGCCGGTGGTCTCATGCAACTCGTCGCTTACGGTGCTCAAGACGTCTACTTGACTGGTAACCCAAAGGTTACTTTCTTCCAAGCCGTCTACAAGCGCCACACTAACTTCGCGATGGAAAACATCGAACAAACTGTTAACGGTACCCCAGGTGCCAACGGTCGCGTTTCCGTCACCATCGCGCGCAACGGTGACCTTGTCGCGGACATGTACATCGAATCCGTCGCGGGTACCACCGCGACCTCCGATGATGCCTGGTTGGCTGAGCGCATGGTCAAGGATGTTGAATTGTCCATCGGTGGCCAGCGCATCGACAAGCACTACCAAAAGTGGTGGCGCTTGTACTCTGAGCTCTACTTGGACGAAGCCAAGAAGAGCAACTACGGTAAGATGACCACCGCGATTGAAGCTGGTAAGAAGATCTTCTTGCCACTCATCTTCTTCTTCAACCGCAACCCAGGTTTGGCGCTTCCATTGATTGCCCTCCAATACCACGAAGTCCGCCTTGACTTCGATTTGTCTACTGAATTCGAAAACGTTACCCAAAACAAGTCTTTCAAGGTGTGGGCTAACTACATCTACTTGGACACCGAAGAGCGCCGCCGATTCGCGCAAAAGGGTCACGAATACCTCATCGAGCAAGTGCAACACACTGGCACCGACTCCGTCACCGCCGGCACCGAAGTCCAAAAGCGCTTGTCGTACAACCACCCAGTCAAGGAACTCGTCTTCTGCTTGGATGACGGTACCGACACCTGGAACACCTCCAACGCGGCGCCAACTGTCACCGCGAACGTCCTCCGCTCCGCGACTGAATCCAACTGCTTCATCTCCGGCTCCTTCGCGGGTGCCCCAATGGTGGCGGTTGAAGGCGCCAACTTCTCCGAAGATGGCGATGGTACCCTCGACACCTTCAAGCTTGTCCTCAACGGTCAAGACCGCTTCAAGGAACAAACTGGCAAGTACTTCAACACTGTCCAACCATTCGTTCACCACTCTGGCTCCCCAATGCCAGGTGTGTACGCGTACTCCTTCGCCCTCAAGCCAGAAGAGCACCAACCAACCGGCACGTGCAACTTCTCTCGTATTGACAACGCCCAAGTTGCCATCAAGGCTCGCGCGGGTACCCAAAAGACGACCCTCCGCATGTTCGCGACCAACTACAACGTGTTGCGCATCCAATCCGGTATGGGTGGTCTCGCCTTCTCCAACTAAGTTGGTTTATTAGAATCTGAATATTGTAATAATACATAAAATTTAAACATGATGGTCTCGTATTTAAATTTTATTGTTTACATAATATAAATGTCTGAACAAGCAGAACAACCCGCACCAGAAGAGGTCGTAGTGGTCCCATCGGTAACAGTTCAAAATGGAAATAAAGCTAACAAGGGTGTGGTTATTTTGTCAATTACGTTAATCATAACGTGCATGATCATCATATATTTCGTGTTCTTTGATAAGAAAGTGGCGCGTTCGTCATCTCGAATGAATAATGGTTCAGCGATGCCATTTATAAGTAACAGGGGGTTGAACTCATTTAACATATCTTCTAATGGCGGATACGGGTACAAAGCGAATTAATATTAAAGTTAAAAAACGATACATGTGTAAGTATGATAGAAATATATACAGACGGCAGCTGTTTACATAATCCAGGACCAGGTGGATGGGCGGCGAAGTGTTATGACCCCGAGTTCACACTTGGGGGTGGTTCTCATGCGAGTACGAATAATATCATGGAAATGACTGCTGTTATTCGGGCTCTCGAAAAGTGTATTGAATTAAATGAACGTGATGTCATTATTTACACGGATAGTAAGTATGTAAAACTGGGACTCACGGAGTGGTCTAAAAAATGGGTATCAAACGGTTGGAAAACGAGTACCGGTAACGATGTTGCCAATAAAGAATTGTGGGTGCGTTTAATAGAGCTTATGAATCACGACATACATGTCGTGATCGAATGGGTCAAGGCGCATTCCACAAATGAAAAAAATAACGAGGTCGATCGCCTTGCGAGACGCCAGGCACTTAATTTCTCTGCGTTAAATAATGAATACCCATTGGTGTGAACGCGAAGAGCGACTTCTCAGACGCTGGGCGGAGAGAGCCGCGGGTTACAGATGGTTGCATAATCATGCGAGAATGCACTATAAGTGGCTGACGGATGCGCTCACATACCCGTGTATCATAATATCATCTATAACGGGTGTAGGTGGATTTGCCGTACTTAACCCCAGTGATGATAATGTATCTCCGGAAATGAAGAGAAACATTATCATTTTTCAATATACGTTCGCGTTTTTAAATGTAGTTGTTGGTATCCTAACATCCGTGTCTAAATTTAGTAACAGTTCAAGCATGATGGAATCACATTCACTCATGTCTATTCAATATTCAAAGTTTTACAGAAACATAGACATGGAGCTTTCTTTAGATGTGGAACATAGAACCGATGCCGTAGAATTTGTACAAAAACAACGCATTGAATACGATCGCTTATTGGATGAAGCACCAGATATACCATATAATACGGTATGTGCGTTCAATGACGAGTTTCCAGATAAAGAAAACAAACCAGATGTATGCAATGGTCTAAGTGTAATAGATTCATCCGCACACAGCTCGGATGCAAGCATAAAAAATGCGATACATAGATGGTTAACTCGGAGTAAACACAAATGTTCGGATTCACGACTCCCACATGCAAACTCTGTATAAAAATATCCTAAGTCGATACAAGAATAGGTTCGATAAATCATAAAAATGGAACTCCAACGCGTTATAATAAAGGGTGACCTCAACGGTCTGCGAAAGCTTGAACACCAAATCATCGAACATGTCAATCATGTGTACGAAAATACCGGAAACGGAAACAGTGATTATGAGAACTTTAGTATTTATCAGATTACCACTAAACAAGACAAAAACACTGCACTTGAGATGTTAATGGCGTTTATTAATACATGCCAAACTGCATTCGGTGATTATTTCCAGGAATACATGGACGCGATGGTTTACCCGGGCTTAGTAGGGGCAGTATGCAGTAAAAATCAAGCCATCATAGATATCCTTAAAACATATACGGATGAAGGTACATACATGGATATTATTAGTAGATATAACTAGTTTAAAGAATATATTCGTATGATGAATATGTAAAACAAGCTCTTATAACTCAGTTGGTTAGAGTGTGGTGCTTATACAATAGTATACTTGCGTGAGTTCATTCTCACAAAGGCACGCCAAAGCCGCGGGTTCGAACCCCGCTAAGAGCATTTTTAGATGTGCATCACACATCTAAAAATGTTCTCCGTGTAATATAAATGACGTTTCTTCAAAACACGAGTATACTCTTACCACTCGTGATAATCACGTTGTATGGTGGAATTAGAGTTTCTCAGACCAATTTCTATCCAGGTATAGATACACTTCTCAACCAAAACACGTTGTATGGCATTATCATAATGATGCACGCCATGTTTGGTATATCACCAGTGAGTGAACTCCCAGAACGCACAAAAGCACTGACTTCGAGTGCGTGGTTCAAGTTAATATCACTTCTCGTTATTTCGTTTTCCGCGACCCGTGATTTCGAAGATGCCATTCTCGTGTTAATAACATTTTTGGGTATCGTGCAATTGCTGCGTACAAAAGAAGAACGTAAAAAATACCCATATATTATAGTGTAAATGATTCGCGCATCATACAATCAAGGTGATATTTACAAGTATAGACGTATTAAGATTCGTACCACTATACTTGAAACTATCTATAAAAGGTCGCCAATCAATATGAAATCTGAAATGCACGATAATGATCGTTTGCGTTTCAGATTCAGGGAAGCCATACGAGAAGCTGAGGAAATTTGCGCCGATAACAAAGGGTGTAACGAGTGTTATAATGCTTGGTATGAGGTGGATGAACTCGAAGATTCGCTTATGCGTCTAGGTGAAGAAGTTATCCAAGAGAATAATATGAGATACGGTTCTATCCTAAGACGAAATTTTAAACTAAGGTGGGGTGTAAAAAACGTGGAAGACCATCACGTCATTCCACGCCAATTCAAAAATCACCCTCTCATAAAATACTTGAGATATGATGTAAATGATGGTAAAAATATTATTATGATGCCGAGATATATTTTACCGGGGCTAAGAGAAAATAGACTCACACACAAAGGGGGTCACAAAAAATACAATGCGTATGTTGGTAAAGTACTCGATTCAATAGACACTTTAGAAGATCCTAATAAAGATTTTGAATTGTTTACTGAATTCCTAAAAACTGCGTGTCGATTTAGGCCTCAGGATATTCCTTGGAAGTGAGACCTCTCGTACGAGGATGCGTTGTTTCCACCATCGTCGTGTATTCATCCATAGTAAAATCAGCGGGTTCGGAATCCGCGTCCATTCGTATTAACAGTATTCGTCCATCTATATCCATATTAGAGAATGGTCTAGGCAATTTATTTTTATTTTTATTTAATTTAAATGGAGATTCTTTGCATTTTAATATTACTACGAATTTATCTTCCCATTGCCCGACAAAAGTTGCTTTACCTCTGAGTATCTTGTAAATTTCATTTTTCTCGGGTGATATATCTATGTTTATTTCATGCATGTCATCTTTCTTTTCGTTAATCAAGACAGCACATACCATATTATGATCACGTGACAAAAAAATTAATAACCCTTTTCCAAAAGTTCTGTTTCCGCGTCTGGGAATCTTTTTGAAAAATAATCTTTCCGTCTCCAATCACTGTGACCAATCATACTTTTATGCGAACGGTCTATGAGCATACAGTGTCTTAAATCCTTGTAATAAATTCGAGCACCATCAAATACTAAATCCTCATGTTTCATATCTACATGGTTATCCATGATATCAAAGTTATGTATATATTTATGCATATTGTCTACGTGTATCAAATAACACTTCGTACTCGAAATCCAACGAACGAGTTGAAGACCAGTCTTTGACATTTCAGACGCCGGGTATCTCGATAAACAATGGAAAAAACAGAGTTCAAAATTGTCTCCGAGTTCATCTATGACCGCTTGAATTTCATCAAAAAGAGCTGG